GACTTAGCTTTAAATAGATGTGCCTCATCTCCAATAACAACACCGAACTTAGCGAACCAATCTTTTCTTAGCTTGTATATTGACTGCCAAGTGGATATGGTTATATCTGCTTCAATGTTCTTATCAACTCCACCACGTATCTTGTGTATGTCTAACTCTTGACCACCATTATATTCGATGAAGTCAGATGCCATTTGCTCGACAAGTGACGTTGTGGGTACCACAATTAGAACTTTCATATCTAACGTCTCTATGTAGAAACGTGTTAGTAGGTATATAATAAAAGACTTACCAGAAGCTGTTGGTGAGAGCAGTAACGCTCTCTCATGCTTTAGCGCATGAACTACTGCATCATTCTGATACTCACGAGGTACGAATGCTGTCTCAAACTCTTTCGCTAAATCAAAGCCAGCAGTATCTTGCACTTGATTGTTTGGTATGATACCTTCATCAACAGTGACTTCATACTCTCTTGAATTACAGAACTTTAGGATATAGGGTACAAGACCTCGATAGATTCTACCAGTCATTGCATTGAGTAGTCTAACCTTCCCATCCCATACCTTATTCCGAACTGAAGGCATAAATTCAGACCCAGGAACTTTGAATGTGAAGTGATCAGACAACTCCATCTTAATGCCAGGTTCTGTTACTACCCTAACATAGACGTTATCGACTGCTTCTATAATCACTTCATCAGTCATATCAAGATGCTCCTGTCCTGAACCGTTCCCAATCTATAATACTCTTAATCTGGAATCCACGATTACCAATCATCTTTAAGATAGACTCAAGATACGCTACTTTCTGTTCTTGTGCGCCAATCTTCAGAGACGATTCAATGATATCATCATCAGCTTCTAGATATGAGGGAATGTCTTGCTTGAGAATTTTAAGGGGTTGGGGTTGCCATCCAAACTGTGCTAACTCAGTCACATCGAGTTCGCCTCTGTAGTATTCAGTTTTTAGCTTGAATAACTTTTTGTAGTCGGCCTTCATCTTGCGAAGAATATATCCCTCGCCCATGTATATCTTGAAGTACTTGTTGTGAAGTTTTGGTGTGTTCGCAGACTCGTTCGTGATGTTTATCGTATCAACGGGACCGTCTTTCTCCCATGCTTCGCATATATCTTCTAGTTTCATTCATAATCTCCATAATAAAAGTGTTGCGTAATCAGACTACTATATCATACTTCCCATACTTAAAAGTTATGTCAAATGTGGGTGGTGTCACGTCTGAGCCAGATGTGTCAAGCTGAATAGACCCCACAGAGATCGGGAACATATCCTTAAATTTAACAGTGACGTTAGCATTCTTATTACTATTTAGTATAATCAGAGAACCGTCTGATTTAACACCCTCACCTCTATTGTTCAATGTTGCTCCACCAGATCCAACTGTTTTTGGATTTAGACTAGCGTACTGTGTAAAATCTTCTGGAGATGTTAAAGCGACTAGCCAGTTTGAGACTTCTCTGAACGCTTCCATATTTTCGTCACATATAATAGACACTGTGAACTCATCGTACTGAAGCCTATCGCCAGGATTGTGGAATGTCTTGAATGGTGTGGCAATATCTGTATGTCCAGATGAGATGCCAGGAACAGTAGCAGATCTCACAAAAAACTCAACATTGGGCAACCTATTGAGAACAAGCTTGAACTCAATTGGAGACAAAAAGTTTTGATTTGTTGTTAGTGTGGCCATGTATTATTCCTCTGTATAGACTTATTTATATGCATAAAAAAAGGGGATCTCGAAAGATCCCCTAATCATGTTCGGGTTAACCCCGAATCTTTCTTCTTATGTCTTACAACAAGTTAGTAACTCTAACTTTGCGGTAGTAAGAATTGCCTTGAAGACCTGAAGTACCAGCAAGCGGATTAGCCGCAATGCCGTAACGAGTCTTAAAGCCGATCTTAGACTGGAAGCTGTTCTCGCCAACTGCACGAACCATTTGTAATGGAACGTATGGGCAGTAGAAGATACCAGCATCAAAAGCGTTAGTGCCTTTGTAGCCAACTACCAAGTAGTTTGCACCAGCGTATGGATCGATGTATACTTTGAAACGACCGTTAAGAACACCAGCGAAAGTGTTACCAGTATCGTCTACTTGCAAGTTATTAGCCGCAAGAGCAGGAGCGTAATCAAGAACACCAGCCATTTGAAGAGCAGAAGCTACGTCAGATGAACAGATGATCAAATTACCTTTACCACGACGAGTTTCTTGAGCAATTTTGTTAGCTTCTTTCTCGATTTGGAACATTAAGCCTTTGAACTTCTCAACAGACCAACGACCATTCGCATCAACGTCTAAGTTGAATACACCAGCCTGGGCAGTACCAGTAGCAGCACCAACTTTAGCGGCACCGTATACAGTACGAACAACTTCACGGTTGATTTCAGCAAGCAACTCAGTTGAAAGGATGTTAGCAAGCTCAGTTTCAGCGTCAAGACCATGGATAGCTTTAAGATCTTGTGCTAATTCTGAAGTGTATTCAGCTTTAAGAGCACGAGATACAGCAGTTACCGCAATCTTGTCGATTGAGAATGCCATTTCAGCGATTGGATTAACTTCGCCAATATTCTGTGCAGTAGAGCCGTCATCAGCCGCTAAACTTTCAACGCTATCGCCACGGGTTTCTGCGTCAGCAGTTGTAAAGCCTGCACCGTTAAGGAACTCATTACCTTCAAGAGTACCGTTACCGTTACCGTCAGTCATACCAGTAGTACCAGCAGAAGCTGCCGAACCAGAGAAACCAGCGTTTGTGTCTACTTGGAATGCTGGCTCATCATTAGAGCCTTGAGTGCTATACTTAGGCTTCATAGCAAAGATAAGTCCAGTAGGACCAGTCATTGGCTGAACACCAACGATATCATATGCTACCAAGTTAGGCATTGCACGGCGTACAAGTGAGATCAATACTGGATCATATCCAGTTACATCACCTGCAACCGAGCCCATACCAGCACCAACATGGTTAGCAGGAGCGGCTTCTGATAAAACACCAGTTGAGCCTAGGCTTGAACCTTCTTTAATAGAAGCTTCAGTGTTTTCTAAAAGAGTTGCTGTAACAGCTTCTCTGTGACGATCTTGAATAGCGGGAAGAGCAGAGTGCTCTAGAATCGGTGCCCACTTCTTCATTAGTTCTTCATTTCTCATTATGGTTCTCCTTTAATTGAGATTTTACTTATTACTATTTACTATTTATAAAAATTTGTTATTTGACAAAGCGACTAAGCGATTGTGCATAACTTGCCATTGATGCGTCTAGCACAGGTGCTACTTCTTCAGCAGTCTCTTCTTGTAGAAGATCAGTTTCTTCTTCTGTTACAACTGATACGCTTTCAACGAAGTAGTTAGACTTAATTGCTTCTAACTTCTTGCTGTAATCGGCAGTTGATTCAAAAGAAATACCTTCTGAGAGAACACGCAATTTTTCCGCTTGAGTGTCAGTTAATTCCTCAGAAACTGTTTTGAATGCAATTTCATTATCAGCTTGTAACTTAGCTTCTTTTGATTCGATCAATTGCTCAACCACTTCGTTGTACTTGAGAGTAGCTTCTTCAAGCTCAACTTCAAGGGCAGCGGCATGATCTACAGTTTCTTGATCGATTTCAAGGTTATGCTCAGATACGAGACCTTTAATGCTCTCTAATAGAGACTCAGCTACTTCAACTTTGATATTGCTTTCTACTGAAGCCTGATTATCAGACATCCAATTTTCAACAACATAGTCTAAGTACTGATCTACTTTCTCTACTATTTCTTCAACAGACTGTTCAACTTGCTCTTGAAGATCACTTTCAAACTTTTCTTCCAAAGTTACTGTTTCAGCTAGTACTTTTTCATGTACAGCGGCTTCGAATACTGCAACGGCAGATGATTTGAATTCTTCAGAAAATTCTGAACCTTCAAACAAACGCTCAACAGCTTCGCTAAGACCTGAATCGTTAGTACCCTCTGGGGTTTTAACATCAGACTTATCAACAGCACCTTCGCCTTTATTTTTATCAGCTTTACGCTTTTTATCCTTTCCACCTTCGGGAGTTACGGCATCGGCTGATTCTGCATCTTCGCCAGTTGCTTTCGCTTCCTCAAGGTCTAGGTCTTTTCCTAATTCTTCACTCATTTAGACTTCTCCTTTAAAGTAATTATCTTCAATATTACTATTTATAAAAATTGTTATTTAGACAAAGAACGAATAAATCGCTCAAACAATGCGGCTGCTTTGATCTCTAATTCTGCTGTAGAGACTTTTGCAGTCTGTTTGATCTCTTCTTCGATTTCGTCAAATGTGTTCGCCACTTCCCATGAAGAAGAAGCTACATCGTAAATCCAATCTACACCTTCCATAACTCCCTTAACGAAAGCGTCTGGTGCTGATGGATCGGCTACAATATCCCCT